GAGCTATCATGGCTGGTCTACGCAGTCCACAAAAGCAATTTAGTTCTTGTGTGTTGGTGGATTCGGATGATTCTCTAGATTCTATTAATGCTACTACATCATCTATTGTAAAGTATGTTTCACAGAAGGCAGGTATTGGTATCAATGCAGGCCGAATTCGTGCTATTGGATCTCCAATCCGTAATGGTGATGCAACTCACACCGGTGTGATTCCATTCTACAAGATGTTTCAAGCTGCTGTTCGTTCCTGCTCTCAAGGTGGCGTACGAAACGGTGCCGCAACTCTTTATTATCCGGTTTGGCACTATGAGGTGGAAGATCTTCTAGTCCTAAAGAATAATAAAGGTACTGAGGATAATAGAATCAGAAATGTAGATTATGGCGTTCAATTTAATAAACTTATGTATGAACGTCTACTATCTGGTGGTAATATTACACTATTTTCACCACATGATGTTCCAGGTCTATATGAGGCATTCTTTGTAAATTATGACAAGTTCAAAGATCTTTATGAAGAAGCTGAGCAAAACCCAAATATTCGTAAAAAGAGTATTTCAGCTTTAACTTTATTTGGTTCATTCATCCAGGAACGTAAAGATACTGGTAGAATTTATCTAATGAATGTGGATCATGCAAATGATCATGGAGCTTTTATTAAAGAAGTTGCACCTGTTTATCAAAGTAATTTGTGTGCAGAAATAGCACTTCCTACAAAACCATTACGAGATGTTTTTGATCCGGATGGTGAAATTAGTCTATGCACACTTGCTGCAATCAACTGGGGTAAAATTCGTGCTACTTCTGACTTTGAGCGTCCTGCTAAACTTATTGTCCGTGCTCTTGATGAGTTGCTTGATTATCAAGATTACCCTGTTTTGGCAGCAAAAAACTCTACCATGGCACGTCGCCCTCTCGGTGTTGGCATTATCAATTTTGCTTACTGGCTTGCTAAAAATGATCTTACTTATTCTAATATAGGGTCAGAAGGTCTAAAGAAAGTCCATGAGTTTGCTGAAGCCTGGTCGTATTACCTAATTAAGGCTTCTGCTGATCTAGCAAAGGAAAAAGGTGCTTGCCCTAAGTCAACTGAAACTAAGTACTCTTTGGGTGTTCTGCCGATTGATACTTACAAGAAAAATGTTGACAATTTGGTGGATCCGGTTTATAAATTGGATTGGAACTCTCTGCGTATTCAACTATCAGAATGTGGAATCCGTAATTCCACACTGATGGCTCTGATGCCTGCCGAGACCTCTGCACAGATTAGTAACTCAACGAATGGTATTGAACCAGTACGATCACTTATTTCCATTAAACAAAGTAAGGATGGAGTGCTCAAGCAGGTTGTACCAGACATTAAAAGACTTAAAAATAAATATGATCTTCTATGGGATCAGAAGTCTCCGGAAGGTTATCTGCAAATTTGTGCAGTACTACAAAAGTTTATCGACCAAGCTATCTCGGTAAATACTAGTTATAATCCTAAGCATTATGACAGTGATCAAATTCCAATGTCAGTCCTAATGAAGGATATCATTCAATTCTATCAAATGGGTGGTAAAAATCTATATTACTTCAATACATTTGATGGTGCTGGTGAACAAGAAGTACTACCAGAGTTAGAACAATCCAAAATTCAAGATGAAACTTGTGATAGTTGTACCATATGATACTTCAACTTAATCCACCACTTCCCCTTGAAACACCTCAAGGTAAAGCATGGGCACATTTTATGATAGATTATGGACTTGAGCATGATCTACTTTGGGTGTGTTTTCAAGATGAAACAAGTGAATGTTGGACTTGGTCTAATAGACAAATAAAGATACAAAAAAACATTACTATAGGTAGGTAAAAAATGGCTTATAATGTATTTGATTCTTCAAATAAAAAGAGTCATCTTAAATCTCGACTTTTCTTTGATGAACCTCCTACTATTGCTAGGTTTGACAAACAAAAGTATCCTTTTCTAGAAAAACTAACTCGACAGCAAATGAGTTTCTTTTGGGTTCCGGAGGAAGTTGATCTTCTAAAGGACTCAAAAGACTTTCGTGAACTATCAAAGCATGAACAACATATTTTTACCAGTAATCTAAAGCGCCAAATTCTGCTTGATTCTGTGCAAGGTCGAGCACCAACTGCAGCATTTGGTCCGATCTGTTCTTTACCTGAACTTGAAAACTGGATTGTGGCATGGACATTTAGTGAAACTGTTCATTCACGATCCTATACGCATATCATTCGTAATGTATATTCCGATCCATCAAAGATTCTGGATGATATTCTAGATATGCAGGAAATTGTTGATTGTGCCAAAGATATCAGCAAGAACTATAATGCGCTAATTGAACTCAATAGTACACTTAGCCCACTTTCAAGTTTTTCAATGGATCCTTATGATCATAAGAAAGCCCTCTGGTTGACTCTCATGTCAGTCAATATTCTTGAGGGTATCCGTTTTTATGTCAGTTTTGCTTGTTCATGGGCATTTGCTGAGTTGAAGAAGATGGAAGGTAATGCTAAAATTATCAAGCTTATCTGCCGTGATGAAAATCTACATCTAGCTAGTACACAACAACTTCTAAAAGTACTTCCGCTAGATGATCCTGATTTCAAGAAAATTCAAGAAGAAACAAAAGCAGAATGCCTTGAAATGTTTAAAGATGCAGCAGAACAAGAAAAAGCATGGGCTGAATATCTATTTAAAGATGGATCAATGATTGGTCTGAATAAGCAACTTCTAAATGAATATGTAGAGTGGATTACCAACCGTCGTTTGACTGCAGTTGGTCTTCCAAATCTATATAAGACTGGTTCTAATCCATTACCATGGACAAGCAAATGGATTTCTGGTGGAGAAGTACAAGTTGCACCTCAGCAAACACAAATAACTTCCTACATTATCGGTGGAGTGAAGAATGATGTTTCAACTGAATCATTAAAAGATTTTAAACTGTAATGTTTATAACACCAAAACTAGAAGAGTGTCTTGATTTTGCTAAAAATATGGGTTGTAATGAACTAGTTCAAGTTTCTATTGAACCCAGAGAGTTTGATTTACCTTATAGGTGCCACGATAACTGTTCATATAATCCTGTTCTTGGATATTATTTTATCAAAGATTATAATACTAATATATTATATGCTTATAAACACAGTGTTTTAAATCTAGGCGAAAAACTTATAGATGTAACACCCACTTTTGATAATAGAACATATAATATATTTGGTTATGGTCCAGATTTAAAATATTCTTTTGAGTCTATTATGTATCTTGAAAACCAAGTTTTTATAAATAAAGAAAAACTTGGAGATCAAGATATGTATTACGTTTATGGATTAATAGACTCTAGAACAAATCTACCTTTTTATATAGGTAAAGGTAAAGGCGATCGTTGGAAATACCATTATAGCAATAAATGTTTTGAAAAAGAAATATCAACAAAAAAAGTTGATATGATTAAAGAGCTTAAATCTTTAGGATATGAACCAAGCGTAATATTTTATGCTCAAAATATTGATGATGAACATATAGCATATGATATAGAAGCATCACTTATTAAAAAATACGGTAGAAAATATTATGAAGAAAACGGTATACTAACCAATATTACTATAGATTCTAGACCGCCTAACTGGAAAGATAAAACTTATGAAGAAATATATGGTTACGAAAAAGGTAAGGAAATAAAAGAATATAAAGCCAAACAACAAAGAGCACGTGGCGGATATTTTAAAGGACAAAAGCATACAGAAGAAAGTAAAAGAAAAATAGGTGTTGCTTCTGCTGCGCAAGCTTTAACCGAAGAAATAGTTTTAGAATATGGTAAAAACTTTTGTGATTTTTTTAATGGCCAAATAAGTAGAACAAAATGGAACTGGTGGACAAAAAATAATAATATACAAACAAATATTTTAAAACAGGGTATTAGATTTTCCGGAAGATATGCATTAGAAGTTTTTGTAGAGAGGTTCAATGCAAATCTTATAACAAGTCCTTTGTTATGGTTTCATCATCCTGAAACTAAAGAAACATTTAGATGTCAAGATTGGGAACTAGAACACAAAGTAAAAATAGTTCCAAAAGGGTTTATTAAGGGGCGAGGAATAAGTACTTTTGGTGATAATAAAGGTTTTATAATAGTAAGCGATAAAGAAAAAAATACAACAACAAGAATGAAAAAAGATGATCCAAGATATATCTCTGGTGAATACATATCAGTAAATAAAGATTATGTTATTGTAGAAGATAATAATCATAATATTTTTAGGGTAAAAAAGAACGATCCAAGATATATTTCGGGTGAACTTGTATTTAAAAATCCCGCAAAAGGATAAGAAAACACAGATAACTTCATATATTATCGGTGGTGTAAAAAATGATGTTTCAACTGAATCACTAAAAGATTTTAAATTGTAAGGAGAATTAAATGGGTTGGGCAACAGGAAGTAAATTATTTTCTGAAATAGCAGAAAGTATTGAACGACATGTACATGATGAACAGACTAAAATAAATGTTTATTATGAAATGATATCATCATTTGAAGATTTTGATGCTGATACCTTAGATGAATGCTTAGGTATTAGTGATGCTTTAGATGCTGTTCTCAAAGAAGTTTATAATATTGATGACCCGGATGAAGATCCAGATGAAGAAATTTGGGACGACGGCGGCAGAGAAAACTTTAGATAAGTAGTATAAGTATGGGGGAAGGAGACTCCCCCATGAATACTTGGCTTTATAATGATAAACCTATAGAATTGGAAAATATAGAAAATTATATAGGATTTGTGTATTTAATAACAAATACACTAAATGATAAAAAATATATTGGTAAAAAGCTTTTAAAATTTAAAAAAACAAAAACACTCAAGGGTAAAAAGAAAAAGATACTTGTTGAGTCTGATTGGCAAACCTATTATGGTTCAAATGATGTTCTGAAAAAAGAAGTTCAAGAACATGGATCCAAAAATTTTAAACGTGAAATAATCCGATTTTGCAAAAATAAAAGTGAATTAACATACTTTGAGCTTAAAGAGCAAATTATAAGAGGCGCTTTAGAATCTGATAAGTATTAT